AACGCCACGGCGATTGCGGGCAAGGAGCCTGCCATCTCGGCGGGCACCACGTCCCAATACTGGCGTGGCGACAAGTCCTGGCGCGACTTCGCGACGGATGTTCGTGCTGCGGTGCTCACGGGCCTGTCTACGGCGACCATTGCCGTTATTTCCGCGACCGACACGGTACTCGGGGCGCTCGGCAAGCTGCAAGCGCAGATTACTGACAACCTGCTTCCGCCCGGCTACATCGACGGCCTGCAAATGCAGTGGGTTAGCGGCACGGCGCTCACGGTGAGTAGCGGTGCGGCCTACATCCAGGGAAGCAGCAAGGTGCTGCGGGCCGCATCGGCTATTGCCAAGACGGGTCTCTCGCTAACCGCATCGACCTGGTATCACGTCTACCTATACAGCAATGCCGGTACGCCGGACGTGGAGATTGTCACCACGGCTCCTGCCTCCGCTTACAGCGGCACGGCACGTAGCAAAACAGGTGACGCAACGAGGCGCTATATCGGCTCAGTAGCAGTCAATGCCTCGGGGGCGTTGGTTAAGTTCCAACATATCGGAAACGACATCCTTTACACCCAGGTGGGGACGCAATTTCGGGTGCTTGTCGGGGGTAGCGCCACTAGCAAGACGACCGTCAGTTGCTCATCCGCAGCGCCCGTCACAAGCAGCGACATCGTTGGCATCTTCACGAACAACGTAACCACGTCAGGCATCAACCTGCTTGTGTCACCTAACGATATTGCGCTGACAACTTCAGTCTATTTCCTTCTGCTTTATCCGGGGCCGCAAAACTCCTATGCGCGGTGCCCGGTCGATTCGTCGCAGGCCATTGCATATATGAACTCTAGTGCCGGCGGTTCCGCCTTTATCGACATTATCGGTTACGGGTTCAGTCGATGAACGGATTTGCCATTTCAGCATCGATAAGCGGGCAGACCAGCTATCGGGCGGTGGCGTCATCTGACGATCTGCTCTCCGGCGAAACCTTTGCCACGGAGCCGCCCTCGCCAACCATGGCAGACGCCGCCGCTGCTCTGACCGCCGACGTGCAGGCATGGCTCGACACTACCGCGCAAAGCAACGGCTACGACTCCATCGCCTCGTGCATTTCCTACGCCGGGGATGCCATCGCGCAATGGTCGGCCGATGCGGAGGCCGCCAAGGCGTGGCGCTCCGCCGTCTGGCAAGCCTGCTTCCAGTGGCAGCAGAACGCACTAGCCAACCCACCCACCACCTTCCCGACCTCTGCCGAGGTCATCGCCCAGCTACCGCAGCCGGAAGCCTACGGCTGGGTAGTGCATCAGCCCGGAGCAAGCGCATGAGCCTAAAGGCATTCGCCATCGACACAGCCAAGGTGGCTCCGCTGGCCTTGGCTAACGTGTTCTGGGCGCATGCGCCAGAGATTGTCCAGGCGTGCATGCTGGTCTATTCCATCGGCCTTGCCGTGCAGACCTGTTATCGCCTGTTGTCGTGGCTGCGGCGAAAATTTGCCAAGGCGCCGGCATGAACAGGAAGCCTGTGGCGTACCTGCTCGCTATCGTGCTGGCGGCGGCTGCGACGCTGGGCGGTCACTTCGAGGGGCGCCGCCTCGTCGCCTACCAGGACGTGGCGAACGTATGGAGCCTGTGCGACGGCCATACCAAGGGCGTCAAGCCAGGCGATACCGCAACGCCTGAACAGTGCGATGCGTGGCTGCGGGAGGAAATGGGCGACGCGCTGGCGACCGTGCAGCGATGCATCCGCGCTCCGCTCAACCTGGGCCAACTGGTGGCCTTCACCGATGCCACCTACAACCTAGGCCCTTCGGTCGTGTGTGGATCGACCCTGCAACGCCTAGCCAATGCCGGGGATCTTCCTGGCGCCTGCAATCAGCTTCCTCGCTGGAACAAGGCGGGCGGCAAGGTCGTGGCCGGACTGACACAGCGGCGGGAGATGGAGCGCCGCATCTGCTTGGGTGATCCGCTATGACGATACTGCAAAGGGTGATGCTCGGACTTGCCCTGCTGGTTGGCGGTTTCCTATCTGGCTGGTACGAGAAGGGCGTTCACGTCCGCGCCTCGCAGGTCAAGGAGGCCGTGCACCAGGTCAAGGACATCACCGACAGCGTGAACCAGCAGGCCACGGCCTTGCAGACGCGTCTACAGCGCGAGCAGGACGCCAGCGTGGATCTACTCGCCCAGCAGCAGGCCACCCGTGCAGCCAGTGCCGACATCCGCTTGGAGATAACCCATGCTGACCTTTCTACGCCCGGCGTGGAGCCTTCCTGCCCTGACCCTGTGGGTAGTCCTGAGTTTGCCCGCCTGTACCAGCGTGCCGCCCGCCTCGATCCCGCGCCTTCCCGATCCACCCGCGCCCGCTGAATGCACCCGTAAGGCGTTTGAGTCCTACGCTCCGGGGCTTACGGGCCTCCCGCCGGCGTGGGATGCGCTAAGCCAGCAGGACCAAGCCCGCGCGCTCCTTGCGAACAAGGCAGACGACGCGGAGCAGTACCAGCAGCTTAGGTCGCAGGCAATCCGCTGCGGTCGCTGACGGACCGTAACGGCATTGGCCTACATCCCCGGCAACCGCCGAGGATTACTCTGCGGCTGCCCCGCGAGTCAGGTCTTATCCGATCCCGTCAGGCGCGGACCGATGACCGGGGCGCCTCTGGTCCGCAATCCGTGCTGCCTCTAGGCTGGGCTTGTGCTGCAAGGCATCGAAAACCCGTCGATTGCGGACCGGCTAATGGCGTAACATCCGGTTTTCACGTAAATCGCGCCCGGACTTAAAATCCCTCACCCTCGCGGGTATGCGGGTTCGACCCCCGCTCCGGGCATCAACGTTTTCCAGCGATTTCTGACTCTCCGTTTTGGTCCGCAATCCTTCGATTGGTCCGCAAAACGCTACTTCGTAGGGGTTACCTTGGCGCCCCGGCGCTTCCTGACGTAGTGCTCGGTCATCGTCACCGATGCATGCCCCAACTGCTGCTGAGCCTGGCGGATGTCCTCGACCGCGTCGGCCTTGTCCGTGCCGGCCTTCGCGCGCAGGTCGCGGAACTGGAACGCCTTGGGCTCAATGCCGGCCGCCTCGCGTGCCTTGTAGAACCCGCCCTGCAGCATGCTGTAGGTCAGCGGCTGGCCGTCGCCGGCAACCACCAGGCGGGTCGCGTGCACCTTGTAGCCAGCCTTACGCTCGGCTATCCGCGATAGCAGCGCCGCCAGCGCCCCGCTGACCTCGATCCGGCGCTTTGCCCCAGTCTTCCCCTGGGCGACGTGCAGGAACCCCTCGCGCACGTCCCTCTCGTCCATCTTGAGCGTGTCCGCCACGCGCTGGCCGGTCAGGTAGGCCAGATCCATGGCATCCCGTAGCGGCTGGGCCGCCTGCTCCCACACGGCGGTGAACATGTCGTCCTCGACGTAGACGTCGCGCCCGTCCTCTCGGAAGCCCTTGATGCCGGCGCATGGGTTCGGCAGCGTGGTGTAGCCCTCGCCGCGCGCCCAATTCCAGATATGCGACAGCAGGGCCTTTTCGCGATTCGCGCGCACCTTCGCCTTGGCGCCGCGCCATTTCAGGTACTTCTTTACGTGCTGCGGCTCGATCGCCTCGAACGGGCAGGGCGGGTCATCGAAGAACGCCAGAAGCTGCTTGAGCTCGCGTGCGTTGTCTTTCTGTGTGGCGGCGCCTTTCGTCGGGACCACCTCGGCCAGGTAGCGCATGCCGACATAGCGGAAGGTCACCACGTCGGCGGGCTTCTCAGCGCCCGCGCGCTCTATTTCCGCCCAACGCTTGACGGCCAGACCATAGTCACTGCCCAGCGGCTCCTCGCGGCGCTTCCCGTCCACGATTCCGTGATCGTAGTAGTAGAAGGTCTTGCTGCCCTTCTTGCGCGGGCGCAGGCGCGGAATCGCGCCAGCCGAAGACGGTCGACGTCCCATCGTCAGGCGGCCTTGTGTGGCTTCCAGGTGGGCGCAGCTTGCGCCGCATCCTCCCGGCCTTCAACCGCCGCCCGGGTGACCACCGGCCAGCCGTGGGCGTCCACGTAGTGGCGGATGCCGTTCTTGCGCAGGAACGCCACCTGGCCGGCCTTGAGCTTGCTGCGGGTCAGCTCGGCGAGTTCGTCACGGGTCAGGCATAGGCTCACCCCTCACCCTCCCCCGCGCGCATGGCGTGGTCAATGGCGTCCGTGCGCATGCCTACGCTTTCAAGATTGGGCCAGGCGTCCTCAAAGCGAACAGCCATCAGCGTGTCTTCCTCGTCCCTGATCCATTCCGAGTTTTCAACCACATAGCGCCAGCGGCGAGCATCCCTCACCGCCGCCGCAATCTCGGCGTTGCGCCGATTCCATGCATAGGCGGCAATTTCCGGGGTAGGCTGCAAGGCCGTTTCGGCACCGCAAGGACGGCACCGCACGTAATGGCAGCAGTCCTTCGTTGCCGTCGTTTCTTCGCGGTGCATGGCCTCCCCGCCGCAAAACGGACAATCCGCCAGCTCTGCGATCAGGTCAGCCATGGGCGGGGGCCTCGGCCTTCTTTACTGAAACCTCATAGGCAGGCGCGCCGTTCGCCGAGATTACGAACTCGCCACCATGGCTTTCGGCAAGCTGTATCAGACAGGCGTAAAAGTCGTTCGTCACGTCATGCCGGGTTCCGGTCGCCTCGGCGTATCCGTCTCTTTGGCGAATCCGGCCGGCGTAGATGGTGCGAGTCAGCGGCGACATCGCAAGTCGGAATGGATTAGCCATGCTCGCCTCCTAGGTGGGCGGTGATGCGTTGTCGGATTGCAAGCGGCAGGGCGAACAGGGTTTTGCGGTTCTGGAAGCTGCCCACGTCCCATGCCTTGATGTCCCGCAGTAGCGCTTCGGCACGTTCCAGGCGTTCGGCAAACTCACCGTGCGAAAGCTCCGCAATGCCTTGCCATCTGTGCAGCTCGCAGGCGTGTTCCCACTCGCGGCAATCGCAGGCGTAGTGATGCTTCACGCAATGCTCCGCGCGCCACTTTGTTGGTCCGGTAGCAAGCGGGTTCGGATCGCGCTCCACCGCCTCTCTCAGCTCAGCGTTCATCAGTTACCTCCCTGTGGCGTGATGCTGGTAGAGCCGATGGCCCTGCTCAACAGAGCAGCAAGCGGGGTACTGCGGGCCGGTCAAAAAGCTCCACTCGGTACTACGGTGGACTTCGTTGCAGACTGGGCACATCCAGCGCCCATTCGCCAGCATGCCAGCGTTGGCGTGCTTTCGGTTGAAGGCCAAAGCGATGGCGAAACGTTCGCATGCTTCCTTACGTTCAACCTTCTTCTTTTGCGCGATGGCGCGGGCCTCTTTGAAGATTGCGATGACGCCCATCCCTTACCCCTCCTTGTCCGGCGTGGTGGAGGCGGGGTGGCGGGTCAACTCGTGCAGTTCCTTGGCCGTCTGGATGCACTGGCCGCGAAGCCCTTCCTGCCCGAGAGTCAGCGCCGACTTGTGATTTTCGGCAGCGATCCGGACAAGCGCCTCCCGAATCGCCCCCACATCCACCGCCTGCGCGGGCTGGGTGAGGTGGGCGCGGGCTCGCCATGCCTGCCATGCCTGTTCGGCGGCGTCGTCCCAATACTCATCCGTGGCTAAATTCAATCTCG